GTTAATACACAAATATTTGATGGCAATGCTTTTACTTTAAGCAATGCGATACCTGCAAACATTAAGATAAAGGATTTCTTTAAATCAATTATTAATATGTTTAACTTATACATTGAAACGGATAAGAGCATAACAAACCATTTAATTATTGAGCCGAGAAACGAGTTCTACACAAACGGAAATACAATCGACTGGACTGATAAGTTAGCTATTGATAAAGATATTACTATTGAGCCAATGGGCGAGTTAGATGCTATTGAATATAGATACCAGTACAAAGAGGACAAAGATTATTTTAATGCAAAGTATAAAGCATCATACGATGAGAATTACGGGACACATAGAAAGATAATTGAAAACGATTTTTTAAAGAATGTAAAACTAACCGAAGTAATTTTTAGTCCAACACCATTAGCAAATATAGGTGGAACGGATAGGATTTTGTCACAAATTATTACATTAAATGCGACAGGAAGTATATCGGATATTAAAGCGTGTAACATTCGAATATTATATTATGGTGGAGTAAAAACAACTGCAAATAGTTGGACGTATACAAGTTCGGTAAGTGGAACTACAACCGAAACAACCTATCCTTATTCGGGACACGTTGACGAGCCATTAAATCCTACATTAGATTTATCCTTTGGAGTACCAAAAGAAGTATTTTATTTAACTGCTGACTATACAAACAATAACTTATATAATAAATATTACGGAGAATACATTGATGAAATCTCAGATAAGAATAGTAAGATAGTATCGGCATATTTAAATTTAACACCTTTCGATATTTTCACTTTAGATTTTAGAAATACTTTCTACATTGATAAATACCATTTGAGATTAAATAAGATTTCAGATTATAATTTTGTCGATGAATCATTAACAAAGTGCGAGTTTATAAGAATTAAGAAACCAAATCCATTTGTATCGGATAGCATAACTATCGGAGGGTACGATGCAATATTTAATAACGGGGATGCTTCTCCTGCAGTATTAGGAACGAGAGCAACACCTGAGTTATTTGGTAATATAGTAGCACCAACAAACGTAGTAGAAAACACTATACGAGGATGCGTTATAACTGGAACGGATAATTATGTAGGGGATGGATGCGAGAATATTATAATGGATAATTGTATACGATGTTCCGTTCCAAGTGGAGTTACAAATGTATCGTTAAGAAATTGTACGGATTTTGTTGCGAGTGAATCAAACACAACTTACCAAAATAATAGTGTAGTAATAAACGATGCATTAATTATAAGTAAGACAATAACGATTCCGAGTGCGGATGTATTAAACTTATTTACTACACCTTATTTATTAATTGATTCTGCAGGTGCTGGTTATTTCATTCAAGTATTGACAGCTTCGTGCAAAGTGAATTTCAACACAACAGCTTACGCAACAAGCACAACATTGTATATTAATACTGATACAGCAAACATTCAACAACACAATTTAATTGATACTTTAAATACTACGTTGACGAGGATTGGTGTGTCAAGCCAACAAGTGACAAGTGTGTCAGATACGCAATTAATCTCTAACAAGGGAATTTATTTACAAGCACAAGTAGCAAATCCAACATTAGGAGATAGCGACATAATTATTTATTTAACATATAGAATCATTCAGGAATAATGGCAGCAGACGAGGAAATTTTAATAACACTAAAAGTCGACACAACGGAATCGGCTAAATCTTTAAAGCAATTACGTCAAGAGTATAAAGACCAACTAAAAGAATTAGAAGGTTTAACTGTTGGTACGAAAGAGTACGTTAATGCGTTATCTAAGATTGGTGCAATCAAAGGTGAGATAGGAGATTTAAACGATACAATTAAAGCATTCAATCCTGATGCTAAAATGAAAGCGTTTGGAAGTGTGGCGAGTGGTATGGCATCGGGGATACAAGGAGCAGTTGGTGCAATGGGATTGTTTGGCGTTAAATCGGAAGATACACAAAAAATGCTATTAAAGGTGCAATCGGCAACTGCATTTGCTGAAGGCATTAATGGTATTATGGGAATGGGAGATGCATTCAGTAATTTAAAAAAGATATTACTTGCAAATCCTATAATGCTAATTGCTACTATTGTAATTTCAATAGGTACTGCAATGTTTGCTTTAAAAGATAAGGTAAAAATAATCGGAGATGCATTTGATTTTGTAGGAAAAATTATTGGTATAGTTGTTCAGGGATTCAAAGATTTAGCCGATTTTATGGGATTAACATCCTTTGCATCGGATGAGTTAGCAGCAACACAAATAGCAAACGCAAAGAAAACTGGAGATGCAGTAGTTGATAGATACGATAGAGAAATAGAAAGATTAAATGCAGCAGGAAAAAGTACATTAGAGGTAGAAAGAAAAAAACAACAAGCTATAATTGAAACCCTAAGAATTGAGGGAATGGCTATTATTGCAGCAGCAAAAGCAAGAGGGGAATTTACAGATGAAGAGAATAAAAGATTTACGGAACTTATTGCATTAACACAAAAAGCAGCAGATGAGGTCGTAATTATTGACATCAAGAAAAATAAAGAATTAAATGAGAAAGCAGAAAAAGCTACGGATAACTGGAAAAAAGAACAAGATAAAAAATCGGCTTATTTAAAATCACTTGCTGATAAAGCATTAGAGCAACAAAAAGCAAATGATGCTAAGGAGTTAGAAAATACTAAAAAACTAATAGATGATTTAAAGAAATTAAAAGAAGATGAGGAATTAAGATTAGCAGCAACGGAAGAGGAAAAATTATCTATTCAAAAAGAAAGACAAATTGCTTTATTAGAAGAGCAATATAATTTAACCAATCAATCTGCTGAAGCATACCAAGCATTACAAGATGCAAAATTAGCTATCGATAATAAGTATATGGACGATGTCAATACTTTACGATTAGCGGAAGCACAAAAATTAGAAGAACAAAAGACTGCACAATTACAATTAAAGAATACAACAGCAACAACCGAGTATAACCAACTTGTTGCACAAGGTAGTTTAGGTTTAGCGTTATCCTTTGATTTAGCACAACAACAAGCAGATGCGGAATTAGCAGTATTAAAGGATAAGAACGAACGAGGATTATTAACCGCACAAGAGTATGCGGATGCACAAGCAAAAATTGAAGATGATTTACAAGCTAAAAAACTTAATGCAGTAGAGGGTGGATTAAATTCTGCACAAAATTTATCCAATGCATTTTTTACTTTTGCACAAGCAGCTGCAGGAAAAGATGCAAAGAAACTATTAGAATTAAAAAAGAAACAATTTAAGGTAGACAAAGCGTTCAGTTTAGTTAAAGCGACTATTGATGGTGTCCGTTCAGTCCAAGCAGCATTAACACAAACACCTCCTTTATCTTATGTCTTAGCAGCGTTCAATGGAGTTATGGCTGCAGCGAACATAGCTAAAATTGCTTCATCAAAATTCGAGGGCGAGAGTGGTGGGGGGAGTGGTGGCGGTGGTGCAATGGCATCATTAGGATCAGCAGGTGGTGGTGTAGCATTAGCACCTCCAAGTTCGGGAAGTACTCAATTGAATGCAGATGGAACGATTAAGGCAGCGATGGGTAATAATCAACCAACAGTTAAAGCGGTAGTAGTTGAGACAGACATTACCACATCTCAGAAGCGAGTTAATACAATTGAAGAAAGAGCATCTTTATAATACACAAACAATAGAATACTTATACTTATTAATATGGATAAAGACTTACCGATTTATAGAATGGTTATTGATCCCGACAAAGAAGATTCGGGTGTAGATTACATTGCCTTAGTTGATTCACCTGCTATACAAGTTAATTGGTTTGCATTTGACCACAAAGAGCAGTTCGCAATCAACCAGGAACGAAAGATTATCGTATCACCTGCAATGATTCCTGACTTACCAATCTATCGCAGAAACGAGAAGATGGGTGAGTTCTATGTGATCTTCGACAAAGAGCAGATTAATATCATGCAGGAGAAGTTCATGAGCAAGAACTATATCAATAATGTAAACGAGATGCATGATGGTTCTAAGAAGTTAGATGGTATCATCATGAAAAATTCATGGGTATCAGATGCATCAATGGGAATCAAAGCACCTGAGATGTTTAACGATCTGCCTGATGGTACATGGTTTATATCTTACAAGTTCCAGGATGATGAGATGTGGAATGAGTTTGTAAAGAGTGGTAATTTCAAAGGGGTATCAGTTGAGGGTATGTTTGATTTAGTTCCATATAAGGAAACTTTTGAAGATCAATTCTTAAAAATACTAAATCAGATTACACAATACTAAATTTAACTATACTTATATATAAAAAACAACATGAACCTAAAAGAAGGAATCGAAAAATTGAAAGGTCTGATTGAGAAATTCAATGTAGAACCTATTGCAACAGAGCAATCTTTTACAGAAGCTAAGTTGATGGATGGTGTAACTATCGTTCAGTATGATGCTGAGGAATTAGCACAAGGTATACCGGTTAATGTAGTAACACCTGAGGGAATCCTTCCGATGCCTGATGGCGAATATGTAATGGAGGATGGTTCTAAGTTAGTTGTAATGGGTGGACTTGTAGCAGAATATGAGAAAGCTGAAGAACTACCTGCAGGTGAAACAAATGCACCGGTAGCAGTAGAAGAAGCAGCAACACCTGCAACAGGAGAAATGGAAGTTAAGACTGCACCAAAGCGAGTTATTAAGTCACAAGTTGAGGAGCATATCTTCTCTTTAGAACTTGAAGGATTCGAACCAATAAAGGTAGATTTCAGTTCTATGTTTAAGTCATTAGTTGATGAGAACAAAGCATTGAAAGACATCAACAAAGAAATGTTTGGAATCGTTAAGGCAATCTCTAATGAACCATCAGTAGCACCAACAGAAAAGGTTAATAAACCATTCTCTGTGAAGGATCAAAGAGCATCTTTCAAAGCTGATATATTACGAATTGAAAAAGAATTAAACAAATAAATATTAACTAAATAAATTTAAAGAAATGGCTGGATTTACAGTTTCCGATTTAACAGATTATGTTCGCGAGAATGCGGACAGAATTTTTACAGCAGCGATTACACAAGCTGCGACATTACAATATCCTGGTATCAATATTATCGCAGGTATTAAGAATGCTGAATCAATTATGAACTTCACAAATACTGCTCCTTTTCAAGCAGGTGGTGTATGTTCTTTTAACGCATCAGGTTCTTCAGTATTCTCTGATCGTGTATTGACAGTAACTAAATTAAAATGGCAAGATACTTTTTGTCCTGAGACATTAGAAAGTAAGTTTTTATCTACGAAATTAATCGC